ATGGCGAACGTTTCTGAGGGTGCCGCAGGCGGCGGTGGGGGACTCGTGGAGATGGGCGGAGGACCCATGGCGGGGCTCGCTGGAGACTGGCATGGCAACCTCGCGTGGGCCCGGGAGGCGATCCGGGGCCTCGCCTCATTCAAGGTCGAACGGATCTACCACCTGGGCGACTTCGGCATCTGGCCGGGCTCGAAGGGAGCCCACTACCTCGATCACGTCAACACGGTCGCCAAGCACTACGACGCGCCGATCTGGGTCACGCCCGGTAACCATGAGGACTACGACCAGATCAATGCGGCGCCGGTCGGTGCGGACGGCCTCCAGTGGGTCCGGTCGCACATCGCGCTGATCCCCCGCGGGCACCGCTGGGAGCATGGGGGCCAGACATTCGTCTCCCTCGGCGGAGCGCCCTCGATCGACTTCGAGATGCGAACGCCGGGTGCCTCGTGGTGGGACGCTGAGAGGATCACCTACTCGGAGGCGTGTGCGGTTGCGGAGGCTGGCTACGCCGACGTCATGCTTGCGCACGACGCGCCTGACGGCGGGACTGCGGCGGTCGATCGCATTATCGCCACCCCCGTCGACCAGAGCCCATGGTCAGAGAAGGGGTTGAACTACGCCCGAGAGGGTCGCGTGCTGATGAACGCTGCGGTGGCTGGCGTGCGCCCCAAGCTGTTCGCGCACGGGCACTACCACGCACCCGACGACACTGGACCCCAGGAGCCGACGCGCTACCTGTCTCTCGGCTGCGACGGACAAGCGAAGAACATCGGTCTACTGCGGCTCTCCGACCTCGCTGTTTCGTGGGACGGGCGGAACTGCGCCTAGTGGCTTCCATCCGTACCCGAACCGCACGCAACGGCGAAACCACCTGGGCCGTCCTCTACCGACACGGCAAGAAACAGACCTCGCACACCGTCGCCAGCGCCAAAGACGCCCACGACCTCAAAACCCTCATCGACACCCTCGGCGTCGACCGCGCATTCAAAGCCCTCAACGACGGCGCACCCGACGACAGGCTCACCGTCGACCAGCTCGCTACACAGTTCCTCGACTGGAAAACACGCGACGTCACCGAACGCACCATGACCGACTACCGCCGCGACATCGCCAACTGGATCAAACCCTGGCTAGGACACAAAGCCGCAGAAACCGTAGATGAGGGCGACGTCCAACGCTGGGTCGACCACATGGCAACCCGACTCTCACCCAAGTCCGTAGCCGACCGCCACATGCTCCTCCACGCCATGTACCAATACGGCAAAGCGAAATCACGCGGACTCGTCACACACAACCCCTGCCTCGAAACCGACCTACCCAAACGTGTCAAGAAGCCACCCAAGGGAACCACCGTCGCCGAATGCCGCGCCATCCTCGAGGCGGCCGTCAAACGGAACCCCGACGCAGCCGACCTCATCCTGTTCCTCGCCGAAACCGGATGGCGATTCTCCGAAGCCACCGCACTCGATGTCCGCGACGTAGAAGACGACGGCGTCAACGTGTGGGTCAACGTCACCAGAGTCATGCGCCTCAACGCCCACTACCGGCAAGTCGTCGCCGAAGACTCCGCCAAGTCCGACGCCGCATTCCGTCGCATCGTCATGTGGCCGGCCTCCGCAGCAATGGTCCGCCGCAGGGTCGCCACCAAACGACCCGGCGACCTCGTATTCACCAACACCCGCGGCCGAGCATGGTCACAAAACACGTTCCTCCGCGAAACCTGGCCCAAAATCATCGCCGACGCCCAGCTCGGCGACCGACACCCCACCCCACACTGGCTCCGCCACATGCACGTCGCCGTCGCCCTCGCCTCCGGGTCACCCATACACGAAGTCCAGAGACGCATCGGCCACGAGCACTACTCCACCACCGTCGACGTCTACGGCGGCATGATCGGCGACATGTCTTCGGAGTCCGTGACACGGGCCGCAGCGATCATGTCGGGCGAACGGAACGTGCCCGGCGTCGCTGAGATCGTGCAGGGCGAAGTCATCGCCCAAGTCCTCGAGCTCGACTAGTCCCGCACGATCGTCGGCCGCTCACCCTTCCCCAGCTCGCCAAGGATCGTCCCAACCAGCCTGTCGATCTTGTCCTCCTCCTCCGCGATCGCGTGAAGCATCTGGTTCCGGCAGCCCTCAAGTAAGAGCCAACCCGTGAACACGCACGCACCGAGCGCAACGAGGATCGCCCACCCGGCCAGTTGGAGGTCACTGTCGACGGTCGCTGAGGTCATCATCAGTACGGCGGAGACCCAAAGGGATACCCCGAGAAGTTGCCGGTGGAGTCGCGTCATACACTGCCCCGCTTCAATTGTGTGTTGACCCCATTCAACGGACGGAGACCCGTCCGCGTTAGGCGTCTGTCCACATTGGACGCAAGGCGTGACCGTTTGGTTCAGCCCGCGTCGCCCCTGGTCCGTCGAGCCTCTGCATCTCGGCGGTCGTTAATGAGGCGCGCGATCTCGCGGCCGACGTCCTCGGGTGAGTTGCGGAGCTGATACTCCTCACCCCTGGCGACGACCTCTGACGGGGCCAGGTGAAAGACCTCGCCAATCGCCGCCACCTCGTTGATGTCGAGGTCGGCCTCATGGGTCGACAGTTTGCGCATCAGGGTGCGGGCCGAGAGCCCGCATCGTTGCCCGAGGGTGGGGTAGTTCAGGTCCGCTGCTGCTCGCTCGCCTTCTAGTACAGCGGCCACGGCGGCGTTGAGGCCGCCTCGCTTCTTTCGGGTACTCATGCCACTAAAGTACCCAATCGGTCACCACAGATACAGAATTTGCTCAGAAACTTCCGCGTTTCGGTTGCAGGGTGACCCGCGGGTCACTTACGATGACCACATGGTCACCCCGTCAGCGACCCAAACGGTCGCAGCCATCGTCACACGAACGATGGCCCAGCAAGACATCTCGGTGAAGTCGCTCGCCGAGAGCACCACCATCCCGCGCACCACTCTGACCCGCCGTCTCGGTGGGCACTCCCCGTTCACGATCAACGAGTTGGGGTTGATCGCCTCTGTTCTGGGCACCACAGCGAGCCGCATCGCGGCCGAGGCTGAGCGGGCCGCCGCATGAGCGACTGGCAAGAGATTGACCGCACAAGCCGCCGCGGGGGCCTCCGCATCGGGGGCTGGATCGTCGTCGCCGTCATCTTCTTCAGCCTCCTGGGTGGGGGCGTCTTCCTAGTGAAGACGCTGATCGCTGACCCCATCGGGCAAGCGAAGCAGTACCAGCGAATCCACGCCGACCCGAACTACCGGATCGCTCAGTACGACCACTTCTACGACACCTGCGCGGCCATTCAGTCCGCCGAAACCCGACGCGCGTCGGCGCTCTCCATGTGGCGCACCGACAAGACGAACGCGCAGTACGTGGCGAATAGCGCCGCCACGACCAATATCCGCGCCCAAGTGATCAACCAGTACAACGCCGACGCGCGCAAGGCCGACACGGCTGCCAACTTCCGAGCATCCGATCTGCCCTACCAAATCTCCTTGAAGGGAAACCACACGTCATGCGCAAGCTGAGCACCCTCACCCTCGGTGTCGCCCTCGTCGCACTCCCGTTCAGCCTCACCGCTTGCGGTGGCGACAGTCACGCCCCACCCGCCGCACAGAAGCAGGAAGACCAGTCCCGCGAGGACACCTACACGAAGCTGATCGCGACGCAGCCTGTCCACTCCATGCCCTACTCGCCCACCCGCGCGACCAAGAACTTCTGGATCGACACCTGGGGCAGCAAGGGCAAGGTCGCCTACGTCTATCTCCGTGACTCCCAGAGCAACGTCTTCGGTTACTACGTTCTGGACGGCCTGCCCGTCTCCTATTGCACGTCGATCATTCCGCCCTACCGCGTGGAGACCTTCGACGGCGGAACTGATGGAGCCACCGTCCCCCTGCTGGTCCCCGGCCCCTCGGTCGACGGCACATACGCGTCGTCCTCCAACTGCTCGGAGTTCTACGGCAAGGACGCCGTGACTGGCGCGTACGTCGAGTACTCGGTCGGCCTCGGTATCAACCAGCAGATTAGTGACCAGCCGCTTCCTCAGTACGGCGACGCCCAGCCCCTCGGGCCAGGGACCATCGCGAAGACGAAGTGACGCGATGACCGCCCCGTTGCTCACCCCCACCGACCTCGGCGCACTCCTCAACGGCCTCGACGCCACCACCGTCGAAAAACTCCGCAAACGCCACCACTGGCCCCACGTCCGCATCAGCCGCGTCCCCCTCGAAATCCGCTACACCGAGGAACAAGCCGCACAAATCGTCGCCCAACACTCCGTCGCACCGACCCTCTCCAACGCGCCGGCTACGAGGGTCCCTGGACAGACGCCACGCTCCGCAGCCCGTAGACGGTCCGCATGATCACGGACCGCAGCCCCCGCCGCCACACCCTCTACGCACCCGGACTCGGCACCGCAGCCGCAGCCCTAGCCGTCCTGATCGTGTTCGCGTGTATCGCTGCTGCCCTACACGCCTCGGTGGTCGCCCAGTTCTCACCCATGACAGGGACAGGCCAGTGACCGCGACCGTGCTCGACCCAGCATCCGGGTCGCGGATGTTCTACTTCGACCGCGAGGACCCCCGCGTCGTCTTCGGCGATCAACGCTCCGAGTCACACATCCTCTGCGACGGACGCGCACTCGAGGTTCACCCCGACGTCATCCTCGACTTCCGCGCCATCCCATTCCCCAACGATCACTTCCGCGTCGTCATCTTCGACCCGCCGCACCTCACCCGTGTTGGCCACCGCTCATGGATGTTCAAGAAGTACGGGCGTCTCGACGTCTCGACGTGGCGTGAAGACCTGGCCTCCGGGTTCGCCGAGTGCTTCCGGGTCCTCGGTCCCGATGGGGTCTTGATCTTCAAGTGGAACGAGACGCAGATCCCGGTCCGTGAAGTGCTCGCGCTCACCGACCACAAGCCGTTAGTCGGTCACGTCCGCGCCGGGAAGTCGTCGGACACCCACTGGATCACCTTCCTGAACGAGCCAGCCGGGGGTGAGTAAGACGCGGCCGGGGCGTGCTGCGTACACCGCCGCGCCCCGACCGTCCCCCAACAACCCACCACCGAAAGAGGAACACAATGGGAACCGTCCCGATCCACCGCTGCTCAGACTGCAAGCACCCGTCACAAGTCCACGAGGCGGGCAGTTGGAGTGGGGGTCCTCCGCCGAAGGTTGGCCCGTGCTCGATGGGTGGGTGCGCTTGCCGCCTCACACGCGCTCACGTCGAGGAGACCAACCCCGTCACGCAGGTGCAGACCATCCCGCCTGTCTACAGCGAAGCAACCGGCAAGTGGCTACGCCGATGATCAAGCCCGAGGTCGCCCCGTTCACCACCCCCCACTACCCGGCATGGTCCGCAACCCTCGCCGCCTACCAGGACCGCATCGCTGTCGAACGTGCCGCCGCAGTAGCACACCGGGCACAGGCGCGGTTGGCGGATGAGCGGGCCGACGCGATCCGGGCGGAAGCGTTGGCATGGGCCGAAGGTGCGGCATGAGCGGCTACGACGCGAGCGAGTGGAGGCCGGGGGACGTGGCGATGGTCATGTGCAACGACGGCGTGCGCAGGGTCGCGCTCTACTACGCACACCTCCAGGGTCCGCTCTGGCGATTCGCGACTGGTGGCATGAGGGACGTCGAGATCAGCGATGCCCGCCGCCTCGTGGTCATCGACCCGGAGGACATGGTTGCTGTTGCCGAGCTCGCCACGGTGATGATGGCGCACGGTTGCCGCGCGGAGGACGCCCTCCAAACCGCCCTCCGCGAGTTCGCCGACCCGAGTCCCCGCATCGAGGAGCCGCGGGGACTCGGGGCCGTGGTCGAGGATGCCTTCGGTTCGCGTTGGGTCCGCTGCGAGAACGCCGACCTTGAACCTCACTGGTACAGCCGCAATAAGCAGAAGCCGTGGGATGACATCCGCCACGAGGCCGTCACCATCCTGTCCCCCGGCATCCCCCAATGACCCGCCACGAGTGTCCGGGGGACGACTGCCAGCGATGCCTCGCGGCCATCGCCGCCCGCGAGGACGAGCAGGCCTGGGGCAGCCCACGGTCACAGCGGGACCTGGGCGGGGAGGCCGACCGGGCTGCGGAGGCATGGGAGCGGGACATGGACCGCCAGTGGGGTGGGCCATGAGCGACCGCAGCGACAACGGCACCTGCGAGCGGTGCGGGACGGCGGTCAACATGGACGCCTTCCCGCCCTGCCCGCACGGGATCTGCGTGTGCGACGGGTGCGAGGCCGCCGAGGTCTGCGACGAGTGCCTCCGGGTGGTCGAGCTCGAGGCGCTGGACGAGGTGCCGTGCTGATGACCCTCCGCGAACTGCCCGACCTCATCCAAGGCTCGGACGAGTGGCACGCCCAGCGACGCGGCATGGTCACAGCCTCAGTCGTCGGCCAACTCCTGACGACCACGACGCTGGCCCCAGCGAACAACGACACCTCTCGCGGGCTCACGGCCACACTCGTCGCCGAACGGATCACGGGCTACACCGAGCCGACCTACGTCAACGACGACATGCTGCGCGGGATCAACGACGAGCCCCTCGCCGCCGAGAAGTACGGCGAGAACTACGCCCCCGTCAAGCCGGTCGGATTCATGGTCCGCGACGACTGGGACTTCTCCATCGGCTACTCACCCGACGGCCTGGTCGGAGACGACGGGCTGATCGAGGTCAAGTCGCGGAGGCAGAAGAAGCACCTCCAGACGATCCTGTCCGACGCCGTCCCCCCCGAGAACATGGCCCAGATGCAGGCCGGGCTCCTCGTGTCCGGGCGCGCCTGGTGCGACTACGTGTCGTACTGCGGCGGGATGCCCCTGTGGGTCAAGCGCGTGGAGCCCGACCTCGAATGGTTCGGGGCCATCGTCCTGGCCGTCGCGTCGTTCGAGACCAAGGCCGCCGAGATGGTCGCGGCCTACGAGAAGGCAACCAAGGGACTACCCGCAACCGAGCGGCCCATCGAGATGGAGATGATCCTGTGAGTATCGACCTGACCGACACCATCGTGCCCAAGAGCGACCAGCTCAACGGAGACGACCTGATCTCAGGGCCGCGTGTCTTCACCATCGCGGAGGTCCACAAGACCGGCTCCGACGAGCAGCCGTTCGCGATCACGCTCGGCGAGTTCCCCAAGGACCGACCGTTCAAGCCGAGCAAGACCGTGCGCCGGATCCTCGTCACAGCCTGGGGTCCTGACGCAGCGATGTACGTGGGCCGGCGGATGAGGCTCTACCGCGACCCCGCCGTGAAGTTCGGCGGGCAGGCTGTCGGTGGGATCAGGGTGAGCCACCTGTCTCACATCGAGAAGCGGTTCGTCGTGGCCCTCAACGAGACGCGCGGGAAGAAGGCGTCCCACACCATCGAGCCGCTGCCCGACGACGCCCCCTCGTCGGCACCTGTGAGCGAGACCGACGTCAAGATCGCCGCGCTCCAGACCGAGTGGCACACCGCCGACCCCGAACGTCAGGCGGCCATCGTGGCAGAGGTCGAAACGCTCCGGGCGGACGCGGACTACGTCGCGGCCGTGACAGGCGAGCCCAATGCAGAGTGACCACTTCCTCGACGCGATGGACCAGCCGCCCCCCACACCCCCGTCACGCGACGTCGGGACCTGCCTCGGGGCTCGCTACTGGCTGACCCCGCTGGGGTGGATCGTGGCAGCAGCGTCCGAGCATGAGGCCGACGAGCCGGTGTCGCCGTGAGCGCGCCAATAGAGGAGCCCCTCGCCGAGTGGGAGGCCGAACTGCTGCGTGACCACGACCGGGCGCAGCGATACCGCCCGCACGCCGAGATCTACCGAGACGTCGCCTCACTTTGGCGCTGGCGAGTGGTCGCGGCCAACGGGAAGACGCTCGCCGACAGCGGGCAGGGCTACCGGCGTCAGGGCGCCTGCATCTGGGGTCTCTACGAGGTGACCGGCGGCGCTCACCCCGCCCGCTTCATCGACGAGCGCACCCCATGAACCCGTCCCCCCGCCCCGGCTGCCACGTCACCCTCCACCCCGTCACCCGCGGCCCGTGGTCCCGCTGCGGGCTGCCCGTCGTGAAGTTCGGCCGACCATGAGCCGCCTCGACGACCTGCGCCACATGCGCGACTTCATCGACCAGGAGATCGCTGGCGCGCTCGGCCCCCACGCCCACGACCTCATCCAGCGCGCCGCCGACCTCTACGAAGTACCGCTCCCCGAACTGCTCGGCCGCGGACGCAACCGGCGCACCGCCGCCGCGCGACACGGGGCCGCATGGCTGCTGTTCCGCACCGGGATGAGCTGGCGCGACGTCGGCACCGCGCTCGGGCTCGACCACTCCACCGTCGGCTACGCGATACGCAAGGTCGAGGCGGCCCCCCACGTCCGGGCGCTGCTGGTCGGGCTCGAGGTGGTCGTGTGAGTGCGCCGTACTACGAGGACGCGAGCGTGACGCTCTGGCTGGGCCGGGCGGAGGACGTCCTACCGACGCTCGAGCCAGTGGCGCACGTCATCACAGACCCGCCGTACAGCGAGCACACCCACAAGTCGGTGCGCTCGGCCAAGATGCAGGCGAACGATCGCGGGGGACGATACGGCTCCGATGTGCGGCGCAACGTCGACCTAGGCTTCGACCACCTCACCCCAGAGTTGCGCGCCCTCTGTGCGGAGTGGTTCGCCCGGCTCGCCGCCCGCTGGACCCTCGTGTTCTCAGATGTGGAGAGCGACCACCTCTGGCGCGACGACCTAACCACGAACGGCCTCGACTACGTGCGCACCGGCGCGTGGCACAAGGTCGGAAGCACGCCGCAGTTCTCGGGCGACCGTCCAGCGACAGCCTTCGAGGCCATCACCATCTGCCACCAGCCCGGACGAAAGCGATGGAACGGTGGCGGCGGGCACGCATTGTGGTCGGTGCCCATCGTGCTGGACCGAGGGCGCAGCGGCACCGAGAGGCTGCACCCGACGCAGAAGCCCGAGGGCCTCATCCGAGCACTCGTTGACCAATTCACCGACCCGGGAGAGACCATCCTCGACGCCTTCGCAGGGTCGGGAACGCTCGGGGTTGTCGCTGCCTACCTCGGTCGCAAGGCGGTCCTGATCGAGCAGAGCGAGGCTCACTGTGAGGTCGCCGCAAAGCGTCTGGTGAACGCTGGCGACACCCTCTTCGGCGAGGTGACGGCATGACCTCGGGATGGTGCTGTGGACCCCCCGGCGCGCGGCCCCAATGCGAGCGGTGCGTGTGGGTGGGATGCGGGCACGGGTGTCACGCGAATCCCCTTGTTTGTAAGGGATCTGAGCGCATTTCTCCGATAGACTTCGAGACAAAGCGAGGGCCGGATCGCGCTAACGAATCCGACCCTCTCGCCACCGTTTCGACTACAGCGAAAGGGGCGTGACGCCGATTATGGCACGCGACCACGGACGGGTCTTCGTCTCCATCTGGGCCGACCCCGACTTCCGCAAGCTCGACCGCGAGGCGCAGCGGATGTACCTGCTCCTGATGACCCAGGCGCGACTCACCTACTGCGGTGCACTCGACTACATGCCGGGCCGTCTGGCGACCCTCGCGGCCGACGAGGACGAGGAGAGCATCCAGAAGGCCGTCAACACCCTAGAGATGGCCCGGTTTGTGGTCGGCGACTACGTCACCAGCGAACTCCTCGTGCGTTCCTTCGTCCGTCACGACGGGCTCCTCTCCTCGCCGAACATGACCAAGGCGATGCTCAAGGACCGTGCCGCGCTGCTCTCCGACTGCCTCCGAGACGCGGTCGATTCCGAGCTGCGAAGGGCCTACCGCGACGACCCCAAGATGAAGGGTTGGGGTGGGTTCAAGCAAGCCGCCCCAGACCTCTTCCGGCTGATATCCGCAAAGGGTTCGGGCAACCCTTCCGAGAAGGGTTCGGGCAAGAGATGAGCAACTCCTCTCCTCTCCTCTCCACACCTACTCCACACCACTCCTCTCCCTACGGTGGTAAAGACCAACACCAAGGAACCGTTACCTACGGCAACCCCGGTGCGGACATCGGCGTCATCTGGGACCTCATCGCCATTGGGCTAGACCCACCCGCGCCCACCCCTGCTCGCCGCCGTCGTATCAGGTCGCGTAGTTCCCGGCGCACCTTGGCCTTGGTTTCCCCAGAGATGTCAAACCTCCAGGGGTGGTTCGAGAAGTTCATCCGCGAAGACGCAGCCGGTTGCTGGATATGGCACGGCGCGCGCTTCGGTAGCGGGTACGCCGCATGTGGCTTCCGTGGCACCAGCACCGTCGCTCACCGAGCCATCTGGCAGATCCTCATAGGTGACCTTCCACGCAACCTCGACCTAGACCATCTCTGTCGGGTTCGGGCGTGCGTCAACCCCGACCACCTTGAACCGGTCACTCGTTCCATGAACCTCGTTCGCGGTGCCCACCCCACCCAAGGCCGACTCGGGAGGACGCCGTGAACGAACACGACATCGACCTCATCGCCTCCGCGCTCAATCGCCTGAGGCCCGACTGGCCCATGAAGTCGATCCGCACCCTCATCGCCACCCGGCTCGCCGACCGCCCCATGCGCGACGTCGCCGTAGCCCTGACCTGGGTCGCCTGCGAACCCAACAGCTCGACCCCCGCCCGTGTCCTCGAGGCCGGCCCCTGGTGGCGAGCCGTCGCGATCGAGGGGCAGGCGAACCGCCGCGAGCCCTACGACGCCGCCCGGTTCTGCGGCATCTGCAACCAGCCCGAGGACCGCTGCCGCCGCGTCTGGGCGCCGACCGGGAACCCCGAGCGCGACGATGCGATGGGGCGCCACGAGTTCATCGCCGCGGACCGGTTGCGGGCGATCAACAACCGTCCCCCGGAGGCGAACCACCTGATCGCGCAGGCCGTCCGGGCCGAGCTACACCCTACGCCCGACGAGGGCACAACCGAGGAGAAGCGATGAGCGGGCCACAACCCACCGGAGCCAAGGCGCAGAACCCTTACTGCGTGCGATGCAGCAAGCACCTCGGCCTCCCGTTTCACGAGACAAACGAGCACGACGAGGCCAGTGAGCGAGCCGACCTACACGCCGAGTTCAACGCGATCGTCGATCCCCCCGTTGTCCCGCCGACCACCGAGCGGGGCGTGGGGTCGTGAGCGGGGAGGTGCGGGACCCCATCGTCATCGACCTGGAAGACCCGTACTACCACGGGCAGGCGCTCCCCAATGCGCTGTCGGATTTCAGCCACGTTCACTCCACCACGGGCGTCTGTGTGAAGAACGTCCACGGGCATCTGTGCGCAGCCATGAGCCAGTACGACGTCCCGATCGAGGACGGCGAGGCCGCGTTGAGGCCGCTGTCCAACACCCCTGTGCGCGAGTTGATCGTCTGGGAGAACGCCGACCTACGCGCAAGCCTCGCCCGAGGTCTACAGCAGTCCGCAACAGGCTTCCTCGTGGCACCTGCGCAGCGTGACCCGCTGCTATGCCCCGGTGACGGGTGTCAGGGCTGCATGCACTGCCACTCCGACGGCGACGCTGATGATCACGACTCCGGGCGGGGCGCGTGATGGGCGAGCGAATCCGCGCTGTTGTGAAGACGCCCGACGAGTACCGCGCATGGCTCAACGCCGTGGCGGTCTGGGTGCAGGAGGAGTGGACCGCCGCATCGTCCCAATCCGGCGCTGAGCAGTTCATCGCACAGAGCGGCGAGACCCCGTTCCTGTTCTACCCGAACGGCCGCTTCATGTGGGTGTGTCCCGGGTGTGGGGGCGCGACGATGGGGACACTCGGAGACGCCCCTGTCGGCGGTTGGGATGGCCCCCGCTGGACCCGTGAAGGTGACGACGAGCACCTGACACTCACGCCCTCCCTTGGCTGTCCTCGCTGGCGTGACGGGACGTGCTCCGGCCACTACTGGCTGCGCGACGGCGAACTGGTGGGCGCGTGATGGGCGGGCTAGCGCCGATTCCCCTGGACGACTTCACCCTCGACGCCATCGAGCACGCGCTAGGAGCCGCTCTGGACGAGAACAATGAGGTCACCGGAGCGGACTACATGCTGTCCGCACTACTCGACTTCCTCGCTGGCGCGAGCGGTGATGACCCCAACGAGGAGGTTCTGATCCCAGGCGTGATCCCGGGGCTCGACCCACCACGGGCCGTCCTCGATACGCGCCCGACCTACCACGTCAACGACCTCATTGCCGCACTCGTCGCCGAGATCAGGCGGCTCCGCTCAACCCAACCCGAAGGAGAACGACCATGATCGAGATACCGAGCAGCATCGTCTGTCAGGACTACGCCAAGTGCACTAGGGAGCACGCGGGGGGCATGAGCGGAACGCCCGTCCACCCGCCCGAGGGTGCGCTGGTCCGCGCCGGCCACTTCGACAACGAGTGGGCCGGATGGATCGCGGCCCCCGCACCCCGGGACGCCCAGTGACGCGGGGACCCGCGATAGACACAGCGAGTCTGCATGGCGCTATCGAGGTGGTCTTGAACGCCCACGCGGATGAGCGCGCGACGCCATGAGAGCCGACGACCTGCGCGCTCTATCGACCGAGTGGCTCAACAGCAATCTCGGCGCCGTCCGAGAGTGCGGGCGGCGACTCTCGCTCGCTCTGGACATACAACACCCCGGACCTAAACCCGGAGATGTCCCGGACGACCCGAACACTGCCGAGCGGAGAGCGACACCCGCCGTGGAACTCGCCGACTTCGAGCCCAGTGACGGCCACATCCACGGGTGCGGTTACCGAGTGCCGTTCGATGCCCCGCGGTGGCGAGATGACGGATGCGACTGCGCAGCGCTCCTCTACGTCCTCGCCGAGTACGCGGAGGTCCGAGCGGCCACATTGGCGTACTGCGCCGCTCAGACCGAGGCGCCGCGGCTCACGGAGGCGGAGCGGGAGGCGTTGGTCGCGTCGCTCCGCGTGCCGACGAAGTGGGGCGACCACGGCAAGACCGTCCTCGACCGAATGCTCGATGGCGAGGATGCCGCGACGGTCATGGAGACCGCGCCTGACGCGCCGACTGACGAGTATGGACGGCCTGTACCCACCTGTCCGATTCATGGTCCGGTTCCCGTTGCGGCGGGACTTCCCGATCACCCTGGCTTCTCAGGGTGGGGGACGGTCCAGACGCTCGACGGCGAGTGGACGCCGTGCCTGCGCTGCGGCGACTGCGGGCGGGTCCTGCTCGTGTCGCCTGGGGCGGACCAGCGTCATGCCGCTCTTCAGGATGCAGTCGAGCGGGCACTCGCGGAGGCCGTCGAGTGGCGAGACCGCCCAAGGGGGGAGGATGGCACCTACGCGAACGGCATCAATGTCACTGTTCACATCGTTCGGGAAGCGATGGCGGCCACGTCGCCCGCCGACCACAGGGGGGCGTCGTGAGCGATGAGCCGAGATGCTGCGGACAGTGCGGACGCTGGGGCAACCGCGCGTTCAGGTGGGACGCCGAGGCTGAGGTCTGGGTGTGCTCCAACGACCGAGCCTGCATGAAGCGCGCAGCCCTCTCCACCCGGGGCGCGTGATGGGCGAGCGCGAGGACACCGAGGCGCTAACCGTGGTTCTCCGGCGGGGAGCGTACAACGTGCGCTTCCGAGACGAGAGCCGCAACGAGGCGATGGCCCGCGCCGTTCTCGCCTCCGACTGGCTCGCTGCCCATGTCCGCGCCCGTATGGCCGCCGCGTGGGACGAGGGCGTGGCGGCGTCGGCCCCCTATGGCGGGGGCTATGTGCGCTCGCTGTACGCCGTCAACCCCTACCGCGCCGCTCTCCCCGACCCGCAGGGCGACGGGGGACAGCCATGAGGGGCCTCGTCGCACACATCGCCGCCAACCTCGCACCACCCGAAACCCACCACGACCCCTGCAAAACCTGCGGCCACCAATGGCACGGACTCCCCTGCCGCAGACACGGCTCACCACTCGGAACCCGCCACGGACCATGCGGATGCCAAGGCCCATACGGCACACCAACCACAGCCACCGAGGAGACCCCATGACCTGCGACCACTGTGGAGCCGAAACAACAAACGGCCTCGCCCTTTGCCAAGCCTGCCGCGCCTGGTTCCTCGTCAACTGCGAATTCATCCCCGTCTACTTCCGCAACCTCGCCCGCTGGAGCCCATCACAAGCATCAGGGGCCAAGCGCGTCCGACAGGTCGCCCCCCCCATGCCGTCCATGCCCGGAAGCTCGGGACGCGACCACATCGGCAACGTCCTCGAGGAAGCACACACCGACCTCATCCGCCTCACCGAACAACTCGCCACCGCAAGGCCACAGTTCACCCGCATAGTCGCCCGCATCAGCCGAATGGAAGAAGAAACCTTCGTCCTCCTCGTATGCGCCCTGCTCGTCAAGTACGTCGACTCCCTCACCACCCTCTCCTGGGTAAAAGGGATCGTCACCGGAATCAGCGAGATCGAAACCACCCTCCGAGACGAAACCGAACGCGCCATGCCCGGCTGGTACGCCGGCGCCTGCCGCCTCTGCAAAACCCCACCACCCACGCCTCAGACCACCTCGACATCATTCTCGAAGAAGCCCGCGGGTGGGTAGCTCGCCCGTTGCAGATCGCGGAAGCCTTGGTGGCACTCCTCGACGCCGAGCAAAGCGCACCACGGCTGCACAAGCGGATCAGCAAGTGGGGCGAGCGCGACAAGATTGAAGTCATCCGTCAGGTAGACGACGACGGAGACCCGGTGGGGCCGAAGCGGTTCCGGCTGGGTGACGTCATTGATGCCCTGGCCGGTGAGGCGCGGGTCGCATCGTGAACGAGGTATTGACAGGATCGACTTGCAAAGCCTAACGTACGTAGGTTATGCTGTCGCTTGTACCCCGTGGCGACCGCATCCCCGGAGGGCATGATGGGACGCAAGAACAGCCGGCCTCCGGCCCTTGAATCGGCGATCCCACCGAGGCCGGTCACCATCACTCGGAAGCGCCTCGAGACCGAGGAAGAGCGTGACATCCGCATCTCTGCCGAGTTCGCTCGGAAGCGGGAACGCAATCAGAAGCGCATCGACGCCCGCGTCGCAGCCGCCTTGGACTGGTCCACATGCTGTATCCCAGGCTGCGAGACCGAGTTCCCACCCTTTCTGCGCATGAGCGCAGTACGCCCGCAAGGTGTCTGAGCGTCTCCCTATCTGCACGTACCACCAGACGATTGTGACCCTCGACTCCGACCGTTGGATTCGGGACGCCGACCATGCCGCGATGCGGGAACGCCTAGCGCGTCGGTACATCGAGGAAGAGATCACACGCTTCGAGCGTCAAGACCTGGACCACGAGAATGCCGGCGCTCCGCAGGGCCAGATCTACGTGATCCGACAGGGCGGGCTCATCAAGGTTGGATGGTCCAGCAAGCTCCGCAGCCGCCTCAAGCAGTACGGCGCAGGCGTCGAGATCCTCGCCCACTATCCGGCCACCAGGGCCGAAGAGACCGGGCTCCACCAGTCGTTGCGCCCATACCTGGCGCGTGGCCGCGAGTGGTATCAGGACTGCAAACTCCTCACCGACGTGGTCAACGGGATCATCCAACGCCACGGCAAACCGACAGTCTTTCCTTACTGGACTGAACCCAAGCGTGACCAAACCGCGCGGCCAAAGGGCTTCCCTGCCGCGTAACCCACAACTTCCCAGCCGCGCGACACACAAATACGCCACGAGCGGCCTGGTCGGCACCCGACGCCTAGTGCGGAGGGGTAACGCCGCCTCGACGCTACAGAGCCACATCGGCGCGCGAGCTGGGATTCACGTTGCACCACTTCGGCTGAGGATCGAGGCGTCATGGCGACGATTCAGGAAGCCATCGCAGGGCTCGAGTTCGGCCTGACGATCGAGGACGACGAGATCGTGTCCGACGCCCTGGTCATCCTCCGCATCACACGCATGACAGACGGACGCAACACGGTCGGCTTCACCAAGTCTGACGGCGCCGACGTAGTGATCGTATCCGGCCTCTTGGAGTGCGCCCGACAGATCGACGCGGGCGCATGGAACGACGTGGACGCAGAGTGACATGGCGGTCGCGGACAGCATCCCGCTCCAACTGCGCATCGACCTAGCCGAGGCCGCTATCGAGTGTGCTAAGGCCCTGCATGATGCGATCGACCCGCACAGCTTCGACAAGCGGGCTGAACGTGCGGAACGGTACGCGGCGATTGACCTGATGCTTGAGGCGGTCCTGCCGTTGTATCTGGAACGCAGTTACGAGACCGCATCGTGACCGGCGAGAACGGTAGCCCGGAGACACCCGACTGGCATCCGGAGCCGCGGCTGTGTGAGCTCACCCTGGCCGAAGCGAACACCCGACGCTGGGCCGAAACACTCGCCCGCATCGCAGACCCCGAAAACATCATCCGGGGCACCGAATGACCACCGACCGCAACTAGGCAGGCCGGTTGCCCCGCGATGGGGCGTACCTCGAAAGAGGTGGGCGTGATGCCCAAGGAAACAACGTACAGCGACCAGCCGATGTTCTTCCGCCGCGAAGACGGAGGCCAGTATCCGGCCGACCAATACCGCGATGGCGAAGGCGTGAAGACGCTGCTCCACCACGGCGTACAGGTCGGATGGAACCGCAACGGCTGGGTCGAGATCGGCGCCACGACATTCGTCGGTGAGACGGGCGAGATCGAAAGCCCCTTCAACGGCTGCTTCTTGAGCCTTGGCCGCGATGGCGTCAACCGCGTCATTCGCGTGCTCCGCAAGGCGCGCGACCAAGCGTTCGGCTCGGACGCATGACCGCGCCAGACGTGCTATACGGCGCGCTGGCCCTCGGGATAGTCGCGCTGTTGTGCAGCGTGATCCTAAACGCCTGCCGCCACTGGAACGATGAGTAGCGCACGCAAACGCCGCGCGGCACGCCGCAAACTCAAGGCGCACACCCGGGGCGATGACCGACACACCAAGTCGGCCGCGTGGAAGCAGAAGCGCGACCGCCTATCGCTAGAGCGCATTCGGGTGAAGAGCCCACAAGCGAACTAGCCGACCAAGATCACCCCGCGCGGGCCGGAACACGGTTCAGACACCGACCCGCGCGGGTCACCCATCTTCCGGCCCACGTATGAGACGAGCCGGACGCACCACCCCCATCGGAAAGCCCTAGCCCAGTCGGGCAGAGGCCAAACGAGAGGCACCACTATGGCACTCGCAGACCGCGCAACCCAACGCCCCGAAACCATCAACGGCTACCCCTGCTCGGTAGACAAACTGATGACGTCACTCAAGGGCAAGGAACTCGCCGCCTTCCAGCTCATCATGTACGGCCGCGCCGGACTCACCGAACCGGCCCGCGGTGTACGCGGTTGGACCGAGAAGGAAGTCTTCAAGGTCGTCACCGAAGAAGGCTACGAAGTGGCTAAGAACCAGATCAACGAGCACCGAGGGAAGCGTTGCCGCTGCTATAGGCGCGCGGCATGACACTCGATCAGCGTGTCGCCGACGTGACGCGGATCGCCGAAGGTGTCCGTAACCGCATCCTGGTCCTCGACGTCGAACGTCTCCCCGGGCTGACTACACAGTCATGGTGGGATCGTGGCGACCTACAGAAACGTTATATCCGCGCATCCGAGGTCACCAGGGAACCACGCACAACGATCGCCTGTGCGAAGTGGTATGACAGCCCCGACGTCATCCGCCTCACCGAATGGGACAAAGGCGGACGCGGACAGTTCCTCAAAAACGTCCACGCCCTCATGGCCGAAGCCGACATCATCGTCGGTCACTACCTCGACCAAGCCGACATCCCCTGGCTCAAAGGCGACTTCTACTTTCCTCGCATCGGCCATCCCCACCGCCCCAACCTCAAGCCACTCCCGCCGTTCAAGACCGTCGACACGCTCAAGGTCTTGCGGCAGTTCAAGTCAGGTGCGCCCTTCAAGTCGTTGGATGCTGTCTGCCAGATCATCGGCATACCCGCGAAGACCGACAGGTACGACGCAGAAGCAATGGAACGTGCAGTCGCCGGATCAACAGAAGACCGCGAACGGCTCGTCGACTACTGTGCTGGGGACGTCATCGCAACCCAATGGTTGTACGACTGGGAACGCCCACACATCAAGAACCACCCGGCCCTGTTCGTAGACGGCCAATCCAAGCTCGACACATGCCGCGCCTGCGGACGCGAAACGAAGCCCATCGCCAAACGGTATGTGGCCGACGTGTTCACCTACTCGATGCAACGCTGCGGAACGTGCGGTTGGCATGGTCGGCTGTCCATCGAACCCGAACGCATGTCCATCGTGCGAGGCGTCTGATGCGCGTCGGGATCGACCTCGACGGGGTCTGCTACGACTTCTCCGCATCCGTCCGCGAATACCTCTGCAACTACGCCGCCACACACCAAGTCGACGTCTGCCAACCACCCACACGCTGGGAGTTCTACGAAGACTGGGGCCTCGACCTCGACGGCTTCCTCGCCACCTGCCACGACGGTGTCGACGCCGGGATCGTGTTCGCACACGGCGAGCCCTACCCCAACACAGCCGAAGCGTTCCACCGGATCAAGGGAGCGGGCCACACCATCCACGTCGTCACTGACCGATCGTTCGGCAGCAACGGCGCATCCGAGGCAGCCACCCGAACCTGGCTCGACGTCCACGGCCTACCGTTCGACTCCCTCACATTCTCCGCAGACAAGACGGTCGTGAGGCTCGACACGATGGTTGACGACAAGATCGCCAACTACGACGCACTCGAGGCGGCAGGCGTCAAGGCGTACCTCCTCACGAGGGCCTGGAACCAACACGACCAGACACCACGCCGCCGCGTGCTCGACCTGCTGCACTACGCCGAGCAGATCGCATGAGCGAGGTCCGCGTCACCTCCGACACCGGAGGCCAGAAGGGCAGTAAGTCTGCCCGGTTCGACCTCATCCCACCCATGCCACTCGAAACCGTAGCCCGCCTCTACGGCAAAGGCGCCGAGAAATACGCCGACCACAACTGGCGCAAAGGCTACGACTGGTCACTCTCATTCGCCGCCCTACAACGCCACTCCTGGGCATTCTGGAACGGCGAAGACAACGACACTGAGACAGGGCTGCCCCACATGGCGTCCGTCGCCTTCCATGCCCTCGCCCTCATCGAGTTCATGGAGACACACCGCGACTACGACAACAGGCCCTAGCCTTCACCGGCGCGGTCATTAGTCCAGGTAGACGGCTGCGTACCAGATGATCGCGAGCACGCACAGGCCGAGCACGACGATCAGCAGCAGACCAACACCATCGCTCACACGGTCGCCACCACTGCCCTGCGTGGGAACCGGCATCCTCGCCTCGGTCCAGGCGGCCCCGTCCCAGTAGCGCAGGATGGCCGAGTTCTGCGGGTCGTGATACCAGCCGGACGATGCTGTCTCGCTCATGCGTGGAGGGTACGCCGATGAGAGTGTGCTCGTCATCGGGTTGCCCCAACCTCGTATCCAAAGCGGGTCGCTGTCCCTCCTGTAGTCGTGAGCATGAACAGACCCGAGGGACACGGCAGGAACGTGGCTACGACGCCGCCTACGACGCCTCTAGGAGACGTGCAGCAAGAGGGCTAACCCTAGGTACCACGATCTGTTGGGCGTGCCTTACACGCATCAGTCCCCTCGAGCCTTGGGACCAGGGCCACTGCGACATAGACCGCAGCGTCATCCACGGACCACAGCACGAACGCTGCAACAGCGACACCTCGAACGCAGGATGCGTGCATGTATCTCACATGTGACGTGTCGACCTCGTAAGGGGTGGGGGGTGACTCCCTAACCCCGTGCTTCGTAGGACAGCGGGTGAGGCGTCTGCGGGGTGCGCGGGGTTCAGAAGTTTCGAGTATCCGTCCCATGAGATATCCCGCCGCAGCGCAAGGCTGTCGGCACCTTGATGCGGCGCAACGCTGCTGAGGAGTGAGCGACATGGCCCGTGGTGGCTCGCGTAATCGTTCCGGTCCCGCGAAGGATGAGGCTTCGCGCACTTCGGAGCGTCAGGGGTACGTCCTATCTGCGCTTCCGCCTGCTGGTTTCGACGGTGAGGCCCCCGAGTTCCCGCTGATGCCGTTCACGGTTTACCGCTGGGAGCATGACGGCGATCGCCGCTATCAGGTCCGCGACGATGACGCGACCGATGCGTTCCGTGAGCGCGAGACGGAGCTTTGGGCGACGATCTGGGCGTATCCGCAGGCTTGCGCGTGGTCGATCGAGTCCTGGCGTTGGCAGGCGGTCGCGATGTGGGTTCGTACTGCTGTCGTTTGTGAGTCGAGCGAAGCGACCGCGGCCGATAAGGGCGCGATTCACCGTTTCGCTGACCAGATCGGCTTGACGCCTGCCGGGTTGAAAGAGAACGGCTGGAAGATCGCCGAGCCCGAGCCTATTGTGGTCGAGCCGACCGTGCCGGCAGAGGATGAGGACGACCCGCGTAACCGCCTGACCCTCGTGTCCGATGGCACCGGAGGCTAGTCGGTACGTCGTCGACTTTCCGACGCTCTACGTGGTTCCGGCTTGGATTCAGCGCCATTGCATCGTTGCGGATGGGTTCCGTCAGGGACGTCCGTTCAAGATGTACGACTGGCAGCTCTGGGTCACCTTGAACCACTATCGGATCAAGCCTGGGGCGGAGCAGAATCCGGCTTACCTCGACGGCGACCCGGATGCGATCCCGATTCTGACGGCTGCGTTCCACTACCGCCGTTCGCAGGTCATCGCACCGCAGAAGACAGGCAAGGGTCCGTGGTCGGCGACGATCGTGTGCGCGGAGGCTGTTGGTCCGGTCCTGTTCTACGACTGGGCTCGTGAGGGAGACCTGTACGACTGCGCTGATCATGGTTGCGGTTGTGGTTGGACCTACCGCTACCGGGCTGGCGAGCCGATGGGTCATCCCTGGCCGACGCCGCTGATTCAGTTGCTTGCGACGTCTGAGGATCAGGTTGAGAACGTCTACCGCCACCTCCGCGAGATGGCGAAGGGGGCGCGTCTCTGTGAGCAGATGCAGGTTCGTGAAGGCTTCATCCGGCTCCCGCGGGGCGGCAAGGTGGAGATCGTCACGTCGAGTGCGCAGTCTCGCCTTGGTAACCCGCTGAACTTCTGCCTCCAAGATGAGACGCAGCTTTTCACGAAAGAGAACAAGCTCATCCGGGTTGCGGAGACGATGCGCCGCGGGGCCGCCGCGATGGGTGGCCGTTCGATCGAGACGACCAACTGCTACGACCCGTCTGAGCAGTCGGTCGCGCAACGCACCCGTGAGGGTAAGACGCTCGACGTGTTCAAGTTCTACGAGCCGCCTCCGACCGTGCTGAAATACACGGTTGCGCGGGATCGGGCCAAGATCCACGCCCTGAACTACGCAGGCAGCCCCCACGCCGACCTGCATGGCATTGAGGGCGAGTCGGCGGAGATCACCGAGACGGACCCTGCGCAAGCCGAGCGGTTCTTTGGGAACCGGATTGTCGCCGGTCTTGGTTCGTGGATGGATGGCGACAAGTGGGATGCGCGTAAGGCGAAGTCCCTGGTCGTTTTCAAGCCGCGTACTCAGGTGGTCCTCGGGTTCGATGGTTCGGATGTCGATGACTGGACGGGTATTCGTGCGGAGACGCAGGAGGGTTACCAGTTCACTCCGGTCACTTCGGCTGGGGAGACGATCTGGTGTCCGGCTGATACTGGCGGGAAGGTGCCTCGGCTCGAGGTTGCCGCTGCGGTGTCGGAACTGTTCGTCATGTTCGACGTGGTCCGCATGTATTGCGACCCGCCGTATTGGGAGACCGAGATTGACACTTGGTCGGAGCAGTACGGCAAGGAACGTGTGTTGCGGTGGGAGACGTACCGGCCGAAGCAGATGCACGATGCGGCCGAGCGTCTTCTGACTGACATCAACAAGGTTGATTCTGGGTTCACTCACGACGGGTGCCCGACGACCGCTCTCCATGTTCGTAGTGCGCGTAAGGCTGCTCGCACGATGGGGAGTCGTCCGCGTTACGTCCTGACCAAGCCTGGTGATGGTCGGAAGATCGACCTTGCTGTCTCGTCTGTGGTTTGTCACGAGGCGTGGGGCGATGTGACCGCGGCGAAGCTGTGGCGCCGCAAATACCAAGCCTATGCAGGCTGACCTAGACCTCTAAGGGGGCCGCGCGTGGCGACTCTTGACGAGGCCCTAGCGATCCTGAACAAACTCTCGTGGCATCTCCGTGCTCGTCGTGTCGACGTTGATGCGATGGAGTGTGCCTACCGGGGGGACCACAATCTCCAGTTCGGGTCGCGCGACTTTTCGCGGTTCTTTGAGGACCGTTACGAGAAGTTCTCTGACAACTGGTGTGGGATCGTCGCTGACGCACCGCATGAGCGGCTGGAGATCACCGGGATTCGCCTCGATGGCGAGGACACGGGTGACCAGGGCTTGTGGGATACGTGGCGGCGAAATGATGCCGACGCCTACTCCGACCTGGCTCTGTTGGATGCGATCATTGCGAAGCGTGCCTATGCGCTGGTGTGGCAGGACAAGGACGGCAACCCGGCGATCACGTGGGAGCATCCGTCGCAGGCGATCGTGGCCTATGACCCGGAGACGCGGAAGCGGATTTCGGGTGCGAAGGTGTGGGCGGACGACACGCTCGAGTACGCGACGCTCTATCTGCCGAATGAGGTCTGGAAGTTTCAGCGCCCGCGGTTGAGTCTGACGAACATGCTGCCTTCGGGGCTGTATGTGCCGTCGATGGACGGCGGGTGGAAGCCTCGCGCGGAGGGTGTGATTCCGAACCCGCTGGGTGTGGTGCCGCTCGTTGAGTTCGCGAACCGGCCTCGCCTGATCGGTGAGCCCATCTCTGACATCGCCGGCACCCTGTCGATGCAGAACGCGATCAACCTCCTGTGGTCCTACCTGTTCGCCTCGGCGGACGAGGCCACGTTGGGGCAGAGGGTCATCATCGGCGCAGAGCGTCCGACCATCCCGATCCTTGATGCGGACGGGAACGAGGTCGGTCGGAAAGAGGTCGACCTGGCTGAGTTCTCTCGCAAGCGGGCGCTCTGGCTCGAGGACCCGCAGAGCAAGATCGACACTTGGCCCGCCGCGAAGCTGGACGTGTATACGAACATCATTGAGATTGCGGTCGGCCACATCGCGGCCCAGACTCGCACCCCGTCCCACTACCTCCTGATTGGCGGCACGATCGCCAACGTCTCCTCGGATGCCATGAAGGCGTTGGAGACGGGTCTGGTGAAGCGGACGCAGGAGAAGACACAGCACTTCGGCCGCGCGGCCCGTGACGTGTTCGAGCTGGTGGCGCTGGTGCAGGAGGACGCGGGTAAGGCTGCGGCTATCCGTGGCGGTGTGGTGCTGTGGAAGGACATTGAGAACCGTTCTGACGCGCAGCGCGCCGATGCTCTCCAGAAGAAGTCGGCGATCGGCTATCCGCTCGAGTACCTGTTGGAGCTTGATGGGTTGCCGCCGCAGGAGATCGAGCGTGTGATGCGGATGGCGCGCGACCAGGCACAGGACCCGATTCTGAGCGCGATCATCAAGGAAGCCACCGCAGCCAACGCGGGAGCCACGGCAAATGCCGACCCCAACGCTGCAACAGGCGCGTAGCCACTACGACCGGCAGCGGCGGATCTCTCTTGCCGCGTTGGCCGCTCTCCGCAAACTGTTTGCGCTGAATCCGAAGCCTTCTATCCCGCAGATCGCGGCTACGGGTGCCGGTTACCAGTACGCCTCAGCCGTGGTGTCTGCCTCGACTATCGCCGGGTTCGCTGACAAGCAACCGCAGTCGATCGCGCACGCTTTCATGGGTGTCTCGTCGCGGGGGTTCTCGCTGACCGAGCCGATCATCGCGACCATCGACCGGATCGTGCCGGCACCCATTGAGCCGATGCCTGCCGCGTGGTGGGACGACGCGCAAGCGTTCATGTCGGAGCTTGAACAACTGTTCGTGTCTGAGGTTCAGGACGCCGGCCGCACCGCTTCGCAGGTCGAGATAGCCGCGGAGCCGACCTGGCAGAACTACGTGCGGATGCTAAACCCGCCGTCGTGTGCGCGTTGCACGATCTTGGCGGGTCGGATCTACCGCGACCTCGACCACTTCGACAGGCATCCCCTTTGTGACTGTGTGATGGTGCCGGTTCAGGACTGGCAGGCCGCGCACGATGAGGGCCTGGTCGCTTCTCCTGACCAAGCGTTCCGTGATGGTCAGGTTCGTGGGTTGTCGCAGGCTGACGCGCAGGCGATCCGTGATGGCGCTGACATGACGGAGATTGTGAACGCGACGCGCGGCACCTCTGCGCCGGGTATCACGAACGCGCTCACTACGGATGCCTTCGGGCATCGGGTGAAGGCCACTACGCACGGGACGACGAAGCGTGCTGCGTGGCGTAAGGCGAACCCGACCCGGCTAGTGAGGCTACGGCCGGAGTCGATCTACGACATTGCCAAGGATCACGAGGACGCGCTGCGTCTCTTGCGGATCTACGGCTACCTCAAAACTTCCTGACGCGCAAGGCGTCGGGCCAACTCCGCAACGGAGACCATCATGGCTGACGCCACCGCAACAACCGATGCTGCCGCTGAGACGTCTAGTGACAGCACCGAGGCCGCCGCAACGGAGGCCACCACCGAGGCCGCCTCCGCCTCAACTGAGGGTGAAGCGGCTCTCGGTGACGCCGGCAAGAAGGCGCTCGACGCCATGAAGGCAGAGCGCAAGGCCGCACGCGACGAAACAACCGCAGCAAAGGCGGAACTCGCCGCACTCCAAGCCAAGCTCGACGGCAAGGAAGCCGAACACCTCGCCGCGCAGGAATCCCAGCGCGTCAGGGACGAGGCGCTTTCCAAGGCGAACGACCGCATCCGCAAGTCGGAGATCAAGGCCGCCGCCAAGGGTGTGCTCCAAGACCCGACCGACGCATACAAGTACCTCGACCTCGAGAAGTTCGAGGTAGACGACGACGGCAACGTTGACGAAACCGCGATCGCAGACGCCCTCGCGGAGCTCATCAAGTCCAGGCCCTACCTCGGCGCGCAAAGCGGTCAGAGGTTCCAGGGTTCGGCGGACGGCGGTGCCCGCAACGGGTCCCAGGTGTCCATCGACGACCAGATCGCGGAAGCGACGAAGGCCGGGAACCACCAACTCGCTATTGCCCTCAAGCAGCAACGCACCGCCGAGCTGCTTGCCAAAAGTAAGTCCTAGGAGGACTAACCCATGTCCGGAAGCACTACGGGGATCTCGACTACGTTCGATCTTCCCAACTATCACGGCGAACTGATCGCCCTCACTCCCGCCGACACCCCGCTCCTGTCTGCCTCTGGCGGCCTCGGCGGCGGCAAGCAGACCGACTCCACTTCGTTCGAGTGGCAGACCTTCGACCTCCGTGCAGCCGCATCCCGCGCCCGTCTGGAGGGTGCTTCGGCTCCCACCTCCGAGCAGCGCGTCCGCGGCGTTGTGGAGAACGTGTGCCAGATCTTCCATGAGACCGTGGAGACCTCGTACACCAAGGCTGCGACCGCGGGCATGTACCGCTCGGCGCTGTCGGCTCCGTTCAACTCCAACGGCGGCGGCGCCAACCCTGTCGGCAACGAGCACTCGTGGCAGGTCATGCAGTCCCTCAAGCAGATCGCGCGCGACGCGAACTACTGCATGTGGAACGGCACGAAGGTCAAGCCGACCACCAACTCGACTGCGCGTGCGATGGGCGGGCTTCTGTCCGTCTCGACCAGCAACGCCCAGGTCAAGTCGGGTTCGGCGCTCACCGCGTCCGCCTCGGCTGCGACTGACACCATCACCGCCACCCACGACCTCGCAATCGGGGACAAGGTGGTGTTCACTGACGTGGGCGTTTCGACGACTATCGTCGTCGGCCGTGCGTACTACGTGAAGTCGGTCTCCACGACCGTCTCGTTCAAGATCGTGCCGACCTCTGACACGTCGGCGACGGCGATCACGGTCGGTACGGCCACGGTCAGTTTCTACGCGATCAACGTCGCCAACGTTGCCACGGTTGCGGACGTCAACGGGCTGCTCCAGTCCGTGTTCGACAACGGCGGCATCAACGAGCAGGCCACCGCCACGCTGTTCGTGCCGTCCGTTCAGAAGGTTGCGCTCTCCAAGGCGTATGCCACTGCCTACCGTCAGGCGGACGCCTTTGCGGGCACCCGCAACGTCGGCGGCGTGGACCTGAACACCATCGTGACCGACTTCGGTGTTCTGAACGTGGCTGTGGAGCGGGCTCTGCCTGCTGACGCGATTGCGGTCGTGTCGCTGGAGCAGGTTTCGCCTGTCTTCCTGAGCATTCCCAACAAGGGTGTGCTGTTCGAGGAGGAGCTTGCCAAGGTCGGTTCGTCTGACCGGACGCAGATCTACGGCGAGATCGGGCTCGAGTACGGCAACGAGGCGGCGCACGGCGTCCTCCGCGGCCTGTTCGGCTGACCCTCCGCATAACCCAACGAGCGAGAGGGGTCCGGCAATGGCTCTACCGAACCTGGCTGACCTGTCGGACCTCTCTGCTCGTGGTGTTGAACCTGATGACGACGACGTGGCTAACACGTTCCTTGCTGTCGCGTCGTCGATCATCCGGGGTGCCGCACAGTCTCCGGTGCTCGAAACCACGTCCACAATCGACTTGTGGGCGCAAGAGTCGGGCCAGTACCTCGACCTCCCCGGCAAGCCAGTCTCTGCTGTCTCTGCGGTTTCGCTGGACGGTACGACGCTGGTCGCCGACACCGACTACAAACTGATCTATGGGCGCCTCTGGCGGCGTTGCGGATGGGCGACGGACTGGGAACCCTTGCAGATCGTCGTGACCCTCAGGCACGGCCTCGCTGTCGTTCCTGAGTGGGTTGTGCAGCTCGTGTGCGACGTGGCTATCGCTGGTATGAGCGCTGCCACTAGTGGCGCCCGCGACCCGCGCGTGGTGGTCGAGTCGATCGACGACTACTCCGTAACTTTCACGTCGCAGGGTGAGCAGGTTGCTACAGCGACCGAGCTCCCGCGGGCGACGAAGCAATCTCTCCGTGCAGCGTTCGGCGGCGGGGCCGGGATGACGGTTTCGCGATGAGCGCCGGGTCGGCTGCTATCCGTGGACGTCGTGCCGCTGACGCGATTATGACCGACATCTTCGCGGCCTACTCGCCCAACGGCTTCACGACGGGCGCGGACGGCATGAAGACTCCGGCGTTCGCTTCGGAGGGGTCAACACTCGGCCGTCTCCATGCGGGTGTGCGCCTCCAGTCGGTCGCTGCTACTACGTCTGCTGTGGGCGGTGTGGATCGTCCTGTCTATGACGGCGGAATCCGTATCCCTGTTTCGTCGGCGGCACCGTCTGTGGGTTGGGAGTACCAGATGACGGCTGCGGGTCCGGCTACTGATCCGGCCCTGGCGGGTCGTCGTTGGCATGTTGTTGGGGTCCAGGCGGACTCCTATGCGACGGCCCGGCGGCTGAATGTGGTGGAGGTGCTGGCGTGAGCGTCCATGTGGTCTCCACGTTGGAGGCTTTCGAGCGGGATCTGCTCGAGATTGCGCCGGAGGCCAAGAAAGAGTTTCAGGGCATCGTGCGTGAGGCGATCAAGGTCGGCAACACGGTTGCGCGTGACTTCGCGCGGTCGTCTGCTGGTCGTCACGGCAAGCTGTATCCGCGCGCGTTCTCTGCGCAGATGAACCGCGGCTCCGGGCTGTTCGGGAACACGTATTCGGGCGAGTATGGCCCGGATAGTGCGATGCCTCAGGGCGGCATGTCGTTCGAGTATGGCTCGCGGAACCAGAAGCCGCACCTCGATCTTGCGCGCTCTGCTGACTTGATCGCCAACGCCTTGCCGGGTGAGGTTCGGGCGGTTCTCGATCGGCTGTTCTGGTGACCACGAACGCCCAGGTTGCACAATGGTTGACCCCGCTGAGCACCAGTTTCGCGTCGATGAGTCCGGTGCGTCATGCGTACAGCGTCGATGACGCGCCTATCACGGGCGGCGACTTTGTGACGATCCTTCTGACCCGTCAGTACGGCGGCCCGCGTCTCAATGACGGCTCCCGTCCCTCTGGTCTGTGGCGCCTGATTGTCCGTGCCGTGGGTGTGGGTGAGTCGAACGCCAACACCCTTCTCGATCGTGCGTCGGGCGTGATTGAGAACCGGCGTATCACGATCGGCGGCGTTGTTTCGACGGGCGCTGAGTTTGAGACACAGGAGCCCGTGGGTGAGGACGAGACGGACTCGAACCTGTGGTCGGGGATGCGTTCGTACACCTATGGCTTCGATGCCCAGTAACCACCACCGAGGAGTAACCCATGCGTGAGTTCGTTCGTGTCCGTCAGGCCGAGACCGGCCACCACTTGAGTGTCACCCGCGCGAACTTCGACCGCGCACCAGCTGGCGCCTACGTCGAACTCGAGCAGCCCGCCGCAGACCTCGCCGGCAATCCGTTGCCGCCGAAATACAAGACCACCGTCTCGACCGAGACGGAGAAGAAGGCCGTCAAGTCGGCCGAGCCCCAGAAGGAGATCCGCCGATGACTGCACCTCTCAAGCCCGCCCTCAAGCGCGCGTTCGGCAACGACAGTTGGGGTTTCGTCCCGACGATCGCTGTCCACGGCGCCCCGACCGTCGCAGAGCTGACCGCGGCCGGTGGGTTCAACCTGTCCTGCTCACTGTTCGGCGACCAGGGCGACCTCTCCGCGACCACGGGCAAGGTGACGCTGCCTCGTCTGCTGTGTGAGACGCAGACCTACGAGTCGAACGACGCGACGAACTATGCCGCGGCTGACCTGACCGTGTCGTTCCAGCCTCAGGCTGCGGGTGGCGCGGATGGCAAGAAGGCGTGGGAGGCGATGGACGACCTGATCTCTGGCTTCTTGTGGCGCCGTCAGGACGTCGACCCGCAGACGGCGATCGCTGCCGGCCAGTTCGTTGACATCGTTCCGGTGGATCTGGGCGTGAAGGTGCCGATCAAGACGTCTACGGACGCCTCGGGTGTGTATGCGTTCATGCAGGGTGCTTCGGTGACGGGTGCTCCGTCGTTCAACGTCGCTGTTGCTGCCTGATCTCTCTGACGAAGCGCCGCCGATTCACCGGGAGTCGGCGGCGCTTCTCATCCCGGTATCCCGGCACGGAGTAGGCCAATGACACACGTAGAACTGCACGCGCGAGGCGGGCACCCCGCCAGTCTGAAAGTCGATGGGATCGACCTGTCAGCTCATGTCTCCCGAGATGTTCGCGTTGAGATCGACCCCGACTACGAACTTCCCGTGCGGGTCCACGTCATCATCTTGGCTCACACCTTCGACGGCGACCTCCCTGACGCTCTACTGAGCGCGACCGAGGGGGCAGGCGCATGAGCACCACCCACCAGCGCCGCCGCGAGACGGTGTATCTCTACCAGGGCGATGACCTCGACCGCCTGACCAATCTGGCTCAGATCGCATCGGAAGCCAAGGCTTCCGAGACTGCCGCCATCGCGAGCAACTCGCGGCTGATGTCCGACACCAGCGCCCAGGATGCAACCGAGGCTTACAACACCTTCCGTATCGAGGCACAAGGGCGCGCTACCTGTGTCGTCGTCGAGGCGCTCGGCCGCGTAGCGTGGCGCGACCTCACGCGCGCACACCCCCCGCGCGAGCAGACGATCACCGACGACGACAAGCCTGTCACGGTCCTGCACGACGATGACGCGGGTTGGGGCATCAACTACGACGACTTCCCTGAGGCGCTCCTGACGTTCGTGGACGAGGACAGGCCCGACGTTCAGACGATTGTTTCGCCCGAGTTTTCCAGCGCCGAAGATCGCCAACGGTTCATTGACGACCTCTCCGATCCTGACTTCTACCGCGTGTTCGGTGCGGCATGGGTTATGAACAGGTCGGCCGCCGACCCAAAAGCGTTGCCCGTCTACGACGTG